ACCACTTTGTTCGGGTTACATCAAAAATACAAACCAATCTTTGTGGGGTATGAAGAGGCGGCTATGCAGACAGATAAGGAACATTTTGAATATGTAATGGAGCAACAAAATTATAGATTCACGATTACTTCTCTTCGGGAAGGTCCAAGTGCCACTAAGAACGCAAGGATCCAGTCTTTGGTTCCCCTCTTTGAACAGGGAAGAATTTTCTTTCCAGAAAAACTTCCTTATGTTGATTTTGAATACAAAGAAATGGATTTAGTCCAGACATTTATTGAGGAAGAATTTGTAATTTTCCCATTTATTGAGCATGATGACATGCTTGATACCATAGCAAAAATAAATCATAAAAATATTTTTGTTACTTTCCCGGATGGTGGATTTGTAGGTATGGATGGGTTTGCTGATGATTCTGGTCTTGAACACGATGAAGAACCATGGAGTGTATATGCCTAGATCGATGCCAAAATTAAATGAAGTTATAGCCGAAATCGGTAATGATGCCGTAAAAAGTTCTTTAAAAGCCGCAAGTAAGTATTTGACAGATCTATCTATCAGGAATATTGTTGAGTATATAAGAGAATTAGAAACAAAGCTGGAGGCAAAAAATGGCAGATAGGTTATGGGAATTTACCAAGAAAGCATTTGAGAAATTAGGGAAGGGAGCCGAATACCTTACAGATGAGTTTTGGAAAAGTACTGTTGGTATGACAACACAAGAGATTTCAGATAAAATAAATGGAAAATTACCGGATGTCCAGTCTGCAGGGAGAAATGAAACATTTGCATCTTCTGGTGGTGAAAATATAGGTGAGTCTCCAGCAGTAAAAAACTCAGTTGGTACTTTTGCCTCTCCTGTAGAAACTGGGGCTTCGGAAAAAGAATCATCTGGTTATACGAGAAAGACAGCAGCCAGGGGGAGTAAAGGAGATTTCCTTACCTCTGGTGAACTTGAAAACATGGATGATGCCGATGTGATAAAAAGATATAAAGCGTTTTTTGGTGGAGATCCAAAAGACGCAAAGACGGCTAGGATGGAATTTGTTGACTTAATTGTTGATATGACAAAACCAGTTAACCCTTTACTCGATTAGGAGATAAACCATGGCAGTAGGATTAAAAGAATTAAATGATAGGTTTGACGCTCTTGAAACAGAAAATTTAAAACAAAGAGATATTTGGACAGAAATTGCAAAGTATACAAACCTTTCAGCAAGTTTACGATTTGATGGCGTGGATACTGATGGCAAAGAGTATGCGAAAGATGTTTATGATACCACAGCGATTGAATCTGTAAAAACATTCACTGATGGTCTTGTTGGTAATTATGTTTCAAAAAAGGATCTCTGGATGGCTATGGCTGCTGTTGATCCGGAAGTAAATAGGAAAAAAACTATTCAAGAGTTTTTCCAGGATGTTACTCAAAGAATGTATGCAGCTTTGTCAAGAAGTAATTTTTACAATGTAATTTCAGAATATACAAAAATGGGTATAACTATAGCAACTGCGACAATGTATGTTGCTGAAGATCCAAACACAGGGAAAATTCAATTCTCTATAAAACATCCATCTGAAGTTTTTATCGATCAGGACTGGTATGGAAAAGTAGATACATGTTTTAGAAGAGTTATAGTTACGGCTAAAGCTGCAGGGGAATTTTTCTTAGCAGAAAAGGGAGCCTTCTCTGAAGCCTTAACAAAAGCTATAGTTGATGCACCTTTCCAGAAATTTACTTTTAGACATGCTGTATTCCCGGCTACAAGTGAATATTTTAAATACCCTGGTGTCACTGGATCCCATGCCTCTGTTTATTGGGAAGAGGATGGAAAGAAAGAATTGCGTGTCAGTGGATATGATAGTTTTCCTTTTGTTTCCTGGAGGTACAGACAGGAAGGGAATGAGATTTATGGAAGAGGACCCTCACATGATGCAATTCCGGATATAAAAAATGCAAACCAGATGAAACTTGATTTAATGAAAGTTTCCAATAGACAGGCTGATCCTCCATTAAATATTCCTCATGAAATGAAAGGTAAGTTAAGGAATAAACCTGGTGGAGCAAATTATTATACCGATCCTGGAAGAGTTGTTTTCCCTTGGCAAGCTCCTGGGAATATCCCAGTTGCTACTGCAGAATATCAAAATACAGTTAAGGCGATAGAAAGATTCTATTATGTTCCTTATTTTAAATTACTCACAGATCTTACTCAAAGAATGACTACTTACGAAGTAGGCCAGAGGAAAAGTGAACAGGGAACATTAATTTCAACACCAGTAATTAAGTTTGAAAGTGAAGCTCTTGATGAACTTCTTTTTAGAGTTTTTGAGATTGAAAATAAAGCTGGAAGGATGCCGCCTATTCCTTCTGAGTTAAATGGTGAAGTAACATGGCAGTATCTTGGTCAACTTGCACAGATCCAATCCAGGACAGCTAAAAATCACGGAATATATACTACTCTTGATGATTTAGAAAGAATTGCTCCATTTGCTCCCCAGGCTTTAAAGACATTTAATTGGGATCAGACAATGAGGGATCTTGCCCTTAATAATGGTTTCCCTGCAAAGAATATTTTATCTGAGGCTGATGTTGAAAAACTTTTAGCTGAAGAAGCAAAACAAATGCAAGAACAGCAGAAACTACAGTCTGCTGAATCTATGGGGAAAGCAATGCCAGGGCTTAATCAGGAAGTTGTTCCCGGATCACCTGCAGAAGCTCTTTTATGAGTAGATTCGATGAGGCTGAAGATGTTTACGATTTTGATGATGAACCCGAAGTTAGATCTTGGCATAAACAGGATATTAACTTACCAGAGGATTTAAAAACTCTTCTTGAAGTAGATTTTCAGAGTGTTTTTCATGGGGATCAAGGGTCACGGGTTTTTGCTAGGTTGCTAAATGATTTATGCTTTTTCCGGAGATGCGAAACAGAGGAGGAAGTTGTCCTCAATAACTATGCAAAAAAGCTTTTATCTTATCTGGGTGATTGGGACGTAGGTTCTGAGGACTCGATAGTTGGGAAGCTTTTAAATAATTAAGGAGATTTTGATGCCACTACCAGAAATCACACCACCACCAGAAGGAACACCACCACCAGAAGGAACACCACCACCAGAAGGAACACCAGCAAAATTTACAGAAGCTGCTCCATGGCAGGCTCAAAACGCCGGAGAAAATAAAACTAATCCACGGCTTTTTAGATTTAGAACGCCTGATGAATTATCCAACTATGCTATGGAAATGGAAGATAAAGCTGGAAAAATTCCAGAAGGTTCTATTCTTTTACCAGGTGAAAAAGCTACAGATGAAGAAAAAGCGGCTTTTTTTACTGCATATGGGGTGCCTAATGCTGTTGATGGGTATAAAAAAATTGACACAGGACTAGATCCTAGTGTAGACTTTACCGAAAGGGAGTTTTCAAGTTTTGCTAATATGGCTCTGGAGAACAAGTATAAACCAGAACAGGTTGAAGCTTATCAAAAATGGTATACTGAATCTGTAAAGGAAAGGCTTGCAGAGAACGATAAAATAAAAAAAGCAAATACTGAAAAAATGACCACTGATTATAAAGCAAAATGGGGAGAAAAGTACAAGGCTAATGTTGACGCAATGACAAAAGCTACCGAATATTTTGGTGGGACAGAGTTCAAAACGTTTTTAAATATAAGTGGCCTTGGGAATTTCCCGAAAGTGGTAGATTTTCTCGTTGAGAAAGGTCTAACACTTACAGATGATTCATGGCTTGAAGGTGGGGCTGGCAAAAAGGACGAGGAGCCTAAAGACCAGATTCATTATAAATCCATGGAAGGAATGTAAAACCTGATAGACATAAGTTACCGATAACCATCCGGGAGTCGGATCTGAGCATGACGGAATTACCTTAAACAAACCTTAGAGGAGTTTAGGTATGGCAACAAAAACGTCAACAGATCTGACATTACCGGATCTGATCGCACAAACAAAAGATGATGAATTTATTCCAATCATTGATACTCTTATGGAAGAGTTCGAAGCCCTTGAGGATATGGTCTGGCTAGAGTCTAACGGCCCAACAGAACATTTATATTCACAGACATTGAATGAACCTTCCGGTACATGGAGAAGCATCAATGAAGGGGTAGACCAGGAACGAGCCCAGTTTAAACAGTTACGTGAATCGATGGCTTTTCTGGAATCCTTTTCACAGGTTGATGATCGACTTGTAAGAATTTCCAAAAATAAACAAAAACTCAGATCCAACCAGGACGCACGATTTATTGCTGGTATGGGTAAAACATTTGCAGAGGCCTTTGTTGCCAACGCTGATGGGACACCTGTAGCATCTAAAGCCTTTAATGGTCTTCGTGTAAGAATGAATGATCTTTCTGCGGCCAATGTTTACGGAGCAGCTGATACCGGAGCTTTGACATCGCTATTTATTATACAGTGGGGTGATACTAAAGTTCATATGATCTATCCAGCCGGATGGAAACATGGTCTCGCAAAAGAAGATCTTGGACTTGACACTGTAGTCGATGCAGATGGTAAGAAGTTTAGGGCATGGCTCTCTAGATATGAGCTTGCTTGTGGCCTTGTAATTAATAACACCAAAAATATTGCACGTGTGTGTAATATACTTTCCACTGATGATATTGCTACAAGTGGAGTTGATGATCTGTTAATTGAGGCTTTAAATAATATGCCAGGGCGTGGGAAAGGTGCTGTAATTTATGGTGATACTTCTATGCTTACTGCTTTTGATGTGGCAGTTAAAGATAAAACAAATGTAAACCTGAGTATTGGTGACGCATTTGGTCGTCAGATTACCAGTTTCCTTCAGAGACCAATAAAACTGATCGAAGCAATTGGTGTCGCTGAAGACGTAGTGGCCTAAAGGAGGGCAGAAATATGATCTTTGATTCAAAAACAATGTTTAATGCCAGAACTGCTGGCGTCGATGTGCCTTTCGTACTTACAGCAAGTACAGCAACTCTGTTATTTACAGACATAGTTGATTTGAAAGGTGCTCATAAAAATATGGGAAAACCTCTGCAGGTAGGTATTCGAGTGGTAAAAGCTCCTACTACTGTGACAGCAGGGATTACAGCCCAGTTTTTAGTGACTCACTGTGCCACAGTTGGTGGAACTTATACTTCATGTGGTCAGTCTGCTATTATAGAGTCAGCTCTTTTAATTCCGGGTTTAGAAATAAAAATTGCCTGTTCTGAAGATGTACTTGAGTTTGTTCACCTTTCAGTAAAGGGTGTTGGTGCTTTGGGTGTTGGAACTGTTCTCGCTGGTATAATCAGTTAGACCAGAATTAAGTAAAATTATAACCGGGGATTAACTTCTCCGGTTTTTTTCAAAAACGCATGTACATTCGCATTTGGAGGGTTTATGCCAAATAAATTGAATATAATCAATATGGCACTTCTTTTAGCTGGAGAAGGACAAATTGAGGATTATGATAATACTGAGAAGCCCGCCATGACTGCCAAAGCTTTTTTTGATTTATGCCTTTCCAGCTTAACTTCAAGACATGACTGGTCTTGGTCAATAAAACTTGTAATTCTTTCTCCGGATACAATAGTTCCGGATTTTGGATATTCTGCAAGATTCCTTTTACCTGACGATTACAATCATTATGTACAGAATATAATTGAAGATCCGGAAGAAGAATCTATTGATTTTAGAGTATTTGGTGAATACCTACATTACAGTGCTGATATTATAGAACTTAAATATTCTTGTAATATTCAAAATGTAATAATAATGTCTGCTATGGCTGCAGAAGCTCTTACTTACCTTTTAGCTTCTAAACTTGCGGCTGCTTTAAGTTCATCCCCTGAAAAACCTAACACCTATCTTGAAGGGCTCTATGAGAGGAGATTAGCGGCTGCTATAGTTCAGGACCCTTCCGAAATGGGCATTGGTTACGTAGATAATCGCTGGGAGACTATAAGATAATGCAAGAATATTTAATTAACTCGCTTTCTTCTGGAGAATTAACGCCCAGAGCAGCCGGGAGAATTGATGTTGCTGCTTACAAAAATGGTGCAAAATCTATATTAAATGGTATCGTACTTCCTCAGGGTGGAGTAACCAGGAAGCCAGGATCTTTTATGTTAGAGGCTCTTGTTGCTGGTGGTGGTCTTTTAGAGTTTCAGGGTACCGATGGAGTCGGACATATTTTAGTATTTCATAATGGTACAATTGATGTTTTTCTTTTAGGTACCAATATTCAAACAATCGCGTCTTCTTTATACACAACAGCCAAAATCCCCAATATTCAATTTGCCATTGATGGTAATTTGATTTATTTAGTTGATGGATCGATAATACCTCGAATAATAACTTACGTTCCTTCTACAGGAAATTTTACTATTGCTAATATCTCTGCAGTTGCTATAGAAGGTACTTGGGATAATACTGTTGGGTTTTCAACATCAGGTAATTTCCCCTATGCTGTAACATTTTATGAAGGTAGATTGATTTTTGGTAATACTGATAATTTCCCTCAACATGTTTGGGGAAGTAATGTAAAAAATTATGCTCTTTTTACTATGGTTGGGGCTGATCTTGTGGCTACTGATGGATTTGAAATAAAAGTAAACTCAAAGCGTGGGCCAAAGGTTTTATGGCTCAGTGGACAAAGAGGATTGTTCGTTGGAACAAGCCGTGGGGTTTTCAGTATATCGGACGAAAACTCTCTTCTATCACCTGTCTCTTTAATCTCAGCTAAACAAAATTCAGCTTATCCAGCTAATACTACCCCAGGGTTTGAACTCGGTGGAGAATTATTCTACGTCCAGGCTGGGGAAAGGAAAGTAAGACTGGCTGTTTTTGATCGAGATAAGGATATTTATAACACTCCGGATATTACTTCGGCTGCAGAGCATATAACTTCTGGCAGAATAAAGAAAGTTGTTGTTCAAATGCTTCCAGAAACTGTTGTCTGGGCTGTTCTTGAAGATGGAGATATTATTACATTTTCATATAATAAGGAAAATCAGGTCGCTGCATGGACAAGATTAGAGACTCAAGGTGAATATAAAGATATTGCTATCACCCGGGAAGGGAATACTGAAACGGTTTATGTTATAGCCGACAGGGATGGTACCGAATATTTTGAAAAAATGAATCCTATTGATTTTGAAAATAAAGAATATATGTATCTTGATAGTGCAATTACTAAAACTTTTGGCTCTGAACTTACTATAACTAACATTGAAACTGTATCTGACCGGGTTAAAGTAACAATTGCAGGTCATGGATACACCACTGGAGATTTTGTTGGAGTATCTGGAACTGGGATAGTTGGTATAGATAAAGTTATTTTTCAAGTAGAGGTTGATGATGTAAATAATTTTTTCTTAGTTGATGAGATTATGGGTTATGATATTGATGTTGCTGTAACTCCGGCTATAACAATCGGATCTGTCCAGGAAGCTGGGAAAACTATAGATGGTTTATCTCATATTGCTGGATTTGATATTAGCATCATGAGTGGGCCTGTTTACATTAGTACCGGAACTGTTTCTTCTGGTGGTGAGGTTGTTGCTGTAAACAGGAGAACTACTTTCACTGTTGGATTAAATTATTATACTGATATTTCCCCAATGAATATCGGAATTGCCAAAAGCCAGAAAAAGAACATAAAACATCTTGCTGTTGAATTATATAAAACAATAGCTCCTAAAGGTGGTAAAGATGAGGATAGTTTGGATTATTTCAAATACAAAAAGAATATTGTTATGAATGAACCTACCGAAATGTTTACTGGATTATCAGAAATCCCTTTCAGGGGTGGATCTGAGTATGCTGGGGAGATATTAGTTAGGCAGGAATTACCTCTTCCTATGACAGTTTTGGCTATAATAGCTGAGATGGAGGTGTATTAATGGCTGATATTTTTAATGCTGTGTTAGGAGGTTTTGATTTCCTCTCTTCTGCAGCTGAAGGCAGTGATGCAAGAAAAGAAAAATCTGCTCAATATGAGGCAGCTCAACGCCAGGGGCTTTCTGATCAGGAAACTGCTCTACAGAATGCTGGTATTTTAGGGACTCAAAAAGATGCTTTTAACACTCAACAAGATGAGATAGTAACTGACATCCAAGAAGTTGGGGATCAAACTTTAGCTGAAAGATCTGCTTTGGCTGCTGCTGAAGGGTTTGGTGGTGGTGGAACTGCAAGATCTGTACAGGCTGGAATAAGTAGGAAAGTCACTAGAGATATAAACAGAGTAAGAGATTCTCAAGCTGCTCAAAGTAGTATATTTGATCAACAAATTGCTCAAAAAGAGACTCAAGCTACTGCTTTCGGTGTTGAAGCCACATTTGCAGGGGAGCAAGCTGGAATAGCAGTTGGTGAAGATTTATCATGGAAAGAGAAAATATTCCGACCTTCCACTTGGTTCTTATAGGAGATAGATATGCCACGAACGCTACAAAGAGGTCCAGATTATACACTTGATGTAAAAACAAGAGTTCCTACAGGCCAGGTTGATCGAACTGATCAGCCTGATTTAATACCTTATCAGGATAAAGGTTTATCTGAAGGTTTAGGTCTTATTGGTGGAGGTTTAGGTCTTCTTGGTGGCCTTGCTAAAATAGGTTATAATATCAATGATTTTTTTAACCAAAATAATCAGAAAAATGCTGACAAAGGTTGGGACGATCTGGTTCCAACTGTTCAGGCTGACTATAATTTGATGCCTACTAAAGATCTTGCTGAACTTCCGGAATTAAATACTCAGACCATTAAAAAATATACTGAACATATAAATGGGCTTGATTATAATCAAGAAACTAAAGATAAAATAATTTCTTCTCTTTCTGATTATGCACAAAGAGAAATGGAACAAATCTACAGTACAGGATTAGCCGAGGATAAGGTTGCAAATATAAATAATCTATCTGCTACAATCGAAACTCGCCTGCAAGATGAAG